TTGGTGACTGCCTGCGTTTCACTCAAGCCGCCAGGGATGCTGACCGTGACCTGTCCAGGCTGCTGGGTTGCGTCGCGTGCCACGCCAGAGGAGAAGATCTTGCCGTTGCTCGTAAAGGTTCCCCAAGTGTTTGCGTATGGCCGCCGCAGGCGACACTTGATCTGGCTATCGCTGACGCGCACGACATCGCTGCCGCTGAAGGTGGTGTCCACGAGGTATCGCAAGGTGGTGGTGTCGCCCCAGCCAGAGAGACCACCACGCCTGAGCCGCACTGTGTCTCCGCTCTGGATAAAGAACTTGCTGCCAGCGCCAACGCTCGTGACCACAATCCAGTCGTTGCTTCTACCGTCGCGGCTAAACGCAGCGTCAGCAGTTCCTGAACTGCTTGCGGTTGGACCTGTGTTTGATGCGGTAAAGGTTCTGCCGCCTGTGTTCGTGATCGTGTAGGTGCCGTTGAAGGACGCAGTGCCGCTGGAAAGCACGCCGCTGATCTTGATGGACTGCCCAGTCACGAAGCCGTGGTCCACCGTGGTCGTGTAGGTTGCCGTGTTGGAAGAGCGTTGCGCACGCTCAATCGTGCGCGCAGCGCCTGTCTTTCCGAAGACGGCGACGCGATCCAGCACGACGTTGGCATCGCTGAGTTGGACGCTAGTGATCGTGCCTTGACCTGAGCCGTTGAGTTGAGAGTTCACCGAGTCCAGCACGCCGAGGAAGCGAACGTCGGCTGCGGCTGGCGTTGATCCTGTGTCCTTCTGGCAGAGCCTGATGCGCGTGTTGTCCGGCACAAGGTTGAACCACGGTCCGACGGCTGGCGTTGTCTCTTGCAGGATGTCAAAGGACATCGTGGAGCCAGAGCCGTCGCCGTTGCTGCTCAGGTTCAGCGTGTTGATGTCGGCGATCATTGCGTTCTCGCGTGCGCTTCCAGAGGCGTAGTTGATCGGTGGGTTCAGCAGGTCGTAGGCGATGAAGGCGCTCCCGATTGTCGCCGTTCCTGCGGAGCCTGCAGCCGTGTAGGTGAAGGTGGTTCCCGAAGTGACGGTCACGTCGTAGACGCCCACCATTGACGTCCCTGCGGCTCCTGCCGTGTTGCCGACCTCGATCTCAGCGCCGGTGGTTAGACCGTGCGAGGTGGTCGTGGTGATGGTGACCGTGCTGGAGACGCGGATCGCAGAGGCGATCGGCGCGAGGTCCATCCAGAGTTGATACGGCGCCGTCGCCACTTATGGGTTCCTGGGGAATGACCGCTGCGGGTTGAGATTGCGCGTCTGATTGCCGAGGTAGGTGTTGCTGTTCTGTGCCACCACGCGACCGTCCAGATAGGTGCTGATGTTGGTCACGATTGGCGTGCTTGGCGTTGTAGTCGTTCCACGAGCATTCATCGGATTGACGAATGAACCGCCTCCATAGCCTGCTGCTGTCGCGGCCCTGTCTAGTGCCTGTGTCTTGAAGCCACCACCGACGCCGATGATCTTCAGCCCAGCAACGATTAGGTCAATGACTAGCCTGATTCCATCCAACGCTAACTGGAGAGGCGCCAATGCAATGGTGAGAAGGTTGACTTTTCCATCCGCACTCTCGAACAATGCAAAGAGATCGCCAACAGATTTTGCTAACGGTTTCACGCTTTCGTTATAGATTTTATCAAAGATGTCCGCGAGGTCATCAAGAACTGGTCCAACCTTTGGGAGAACCTCGTCGCTGAAGAACGTGAGCGCCTTACTGACTGCTGGAATGAACTTTGCCCCGAACGCCTCAAACTTTTCATTGAGCGCATCAAGAGCGGCCTCCAAACGTACCGCTGGAGTCTCAGCAACTTCTTTTGCGATACCGCCGAACTTCTCGGTGATGGCATTGAGTGCAGCCTGTCCCTTGACTGCTTGAGTTGTTGTCTTGGTCTGTTCAACCATAAAGGCACCATTGCGTGTGATTTTTTGGAACTTCTCGGTCGCGGTCCTTGTTTTAGTAAGTTCAATCCCAAGTGCCTTTACGCCCTTCCCATTGCCGGCAAAGGCCTTGCCGACCAGAGAAGTTGCTTGCTCCAGACTGATGTTTTTTGCGATTGCGACGTCTTGAGCCACTCGCTGAATCTTGAGTGCCTTGCTGAAGTTGCTTGTGAACTGGGTTGCAGTTTCAATCGAGGCACGAACTGCGTCGTCGGTGAATGCCATCTTCTGTCCAGCGGCGATGGCTTTTTCAATCTTGGCTGTGTTGTCTTCGGTCAGCAGTCCACGAGCGCGCAGGGTGGCGTTGAGTCGCGCCTGTGCCTTCTGGTCTTCAAGTGCCCCCTTGATTGCGTTGATGGTGAACGCAGCAAGAGCGCTGGCGGCAGCAACTGACGCTGCGGCAATGGCCTTGAACGCAGTAATGCCTGTGCGTTGCAGTTTGCCCATTGCCTTGCCGACGTTGCCAAGCGGCTTGGTCGCGGCGTCCTTTGCCGCGATGACGAAGTTCGCTGAACGGTCAGACCCGAATGCCATTGCTCACCTTCTCTTGAACTTCAAGATGGTGGCGCGGAATGCGCCGTTGTTGAAGAATGATTCTACCGTCTTCGCCATCGCTTCCATCGCGGTCTTCTGGTGCGCCTCGTTCTTGGAGACGCGCGTGACGAACGGATTGGCTGGAACTGCCTTGACTGCCTTCGCGCCGTTCTTGGTCTGGCGCACGCCGCTGATCCCAGAGGTGACGAACCAGCGATACCACGCTCCACCACTACCACCGTCGCGGCTGCGTCCAGCCCTCGGACCGACCACCGCAGCCGGTGTGCCGAAGCGTGCGCGGCGTGCAGTGACCGACTTGCGAAGTCTGCCTGGAGTCCTCGTGGTCTTGCCGACTGGAGCCTCGGCTCGCATTGGCTTGACCATCGTGCGGGCAGCGTTCAGCGTGGCAATGCTCAGGAGGCGCTTGTAGGCGCCAGGATTCGCGCCTTCAAGGAAGCCCAACTGCAATGCCTTGTAGTTCGAGTCCACGTTGAAGGAGATGGTCAATCGGTCAAGCGAGTTAGCGGCCATTCTTCTCCTTTGGCTGAAGGTCGGACATCAGCGCAAGTGTACGAGCGAAGTGTTCTGCCTCCCACTCCAGAACCTCGTGCGGTGGGATGTGGAACTTCTCACCGATCAGGTGAGCCGCGATGAGTGGATGCGGCGAGAGAGTCCGACCCGCCGCCAGCCGCTGGGCGTCGAGCCTTATCGAGGGGGGAGTGCTGCTACCGCGTCGCTCCACTTCGTGATGGCGTCGCTTAGTGCGTCCATCGGTGCGTCAAGAACATCTTCTGCCGGTGCGCCGTCGTCCGTGAGGAAGTTGTGCTTCACCACGAGGCGCTTGAGTGCCGTGAGTGCGCGCTCTGCGCTGCCGCTTTGCAACTCAATGAAGACGCGAGCAGGAACGCCTTCTGCCTTCATCGTCGCCGTCCACCCCTCGAAGGGTGCGGCAAGGGTGACTTCAACGGTGCGGAACTGTGGCTTGCTCTGGCTCATCTAGCCTCCTCCTCTGCTACTAGGTTGAACTTACGGCAACGCCGCCAAGTCGCTATTCACCACGATGCGAAGGCTCTTCGCGCTCGTCGTGTCGTAGACGAGTGTGCCGGTGACTGCCATCGTCGTGAGGCCATCTTCGGCGCCAGCCATCTGCTGAACTTCCGTTGGGACGATCATCGCAAGGATGTTTGCTGAGTAGGTGCCGTTGCTCCACGTCAGGCGCACGCCCTTTGGCGTGGCTGCCTTGTATGCGTCGTACCACGTTGAGACCGCGCTTGCCGTGCTGCTCACCGTCATTGTCAGCGTGCCGCTGAACGGGTTGCTCTCGGCGTGCGTGCTGAACACGGTCGTGCCTGCAAGGTACGCCTGGCGCGTGATGCCTGCGTTGAACTCCAGTGAGAAGTCGAGCAGGTACTCGTATGCCGTGCCATCAGCCGTCCCTGGGAAGGTCGAGCCGTGCTGGAAGGCGTTCCAGAGGCGTCCAGCCATAAACGGCGAGGTCGGCGTGCCTTCGGCAAGCGTCGCGCTGTTCTTGGCGATCTGCTGCGCGA